GAAAAAACTAATTGAAATTTTTACGGATGAAGGAGACGTAATTATAGACCCTTGCGCGGGTAGTGGCTCAACTTTAATAGCCGGGCAAGAATTAAAAAGAAAATGTTTTGGGTTTGAAATTAAAAAACCATTTCATAAAAATGCCGAAAATTGGATAAATGAAGAGTATCAAAAATTAAAAGATATAGAAGAATTTGGATTTGCTAAAACATTAATTAATAAAAGTCAAGAAACACTATTCTAATTATGAAACTAACAGATAAAATAGAATTGACAAACGAATGCAATATGCAACTAATGGCACGTTATCCTGATAATTATTTCGAGTTGGCTATTGTTGACCCGCCTTATGGGATTGGTGCTGGAAGTAAAAACTTTAAAAACGGAACTTCCAAAATTAAAACTATAGATTTTAGAGAAAATGATTGGGATAAATCAATTCCATCTAAAGATTATTTTAAAGAATTACAAAGAATATCAAAAAATCAAATTATTTGGGGTGGAAATTATTTTTCTAATTTATTAGAAAATTCTCAATGTTGGTTATTTTGGGATAAAGGTACTGGAGATAATTCTTATGCTGATGGAGAATTAGCGTGGACTTCTTTTAATGGTTCTATAAGAAAATTTTTTAAATCTTGGGTTGGTGCTAATGCAAATAACGGAAGTGATAGAATACATCCAACTGAAAAACCAATTGACTTATATAAGTTTATTCTAAATAAATACGCCAAGCAAGGCGATAAAATACTCGATACGCATTTAGGGTCGATGAGTATTGCAATAGCGTGCCACGATTATGGATTTGAATTGGTTGGCTGTGAACTTGACAAGGAATACTACGACAAAGGAATACAAAGAGTAAAAAATCATATTTCACAAACAAAACTTTTTTAAAATGAAATACAGAGAATTTAAAAGAGAAGTAAGTGGATATACATTCCACTGCAAAAGAACAGGAAAACAAATATTTATATTTGAAATGTTTTGGGCAAGACTGAAACCTAAACAATGCTTTGAAAAATATAATACAGAAATAATTAAAAAAAATGTATTTTATTAATTTAATTTAGTTATATTTGCATATCAAAAAGTTCGGCTAGGGACTTTCACAAATTTATAACACCTCTTTTAACGCTTAATTCTAGCCGATTAAGTTTCTTAAAAGAGGTTTATTTTTTAAAATATGGAAAATAAAAAAACAGATTGGAGAAAGTATCGAAAATCTACACACCTTGCGAGTGCTGATTTAGATGCTATGGAAACAGACGGAGTGCCTTTAATTTTTACTATTAAAGAAGTAAAGTATGAACAAGGAGTTGATGTTTCAGGAACTAAACAAGACGGCATTTTTTGCTATTTTGTAGAACCTATTAAACCATTAAAACTAAATTCAACTAATAATAAAATATTGGCTGGGTTTGCAAAAAAAGACGGATTAATAGGTAAAGAATGTCATATTATAGAAAATTGGAAGGGCATGAATATTGAATTGTATGTTGATAGAAATGTAAAAATGATGGGAGCAATTACAGACGGAGTTCGTATCAAACCAATACAACCAATTTTAAATAAAGTAAAACCAAACTTTACAGAAGCTAATTTTGAGAGTGCAAAAAAAGCCAATGCAACAATTGAACAAATTAAAATGAAATATACATTAACACCTGAAATTGAAAAACTATGGAACAATTACAACGAACAGAAAGTTGGTTAAAAGATAGGTGCGGTAAATTTACTGCAAGTGAAATTATTAAAATACTTGGAGTTCGTGGACTTGGTGAAACTGGCAAAACTTATGCTATTGAAAAAGCTATTGAACAATTATACGGAGAATTTGAAGAGAGTTATATTTCTTATGATATGCAAACCGGAATTGATACAGAACCCTTAGCTTTTGCAAAGTTTAAAGAATTAAAAGGATTGGAATTTTTAGAAGTTGAAAAATGTGGTTTTTTTACATTCCAAGAACACGCTGGAGCAAGTCCTGACGGATTGGTTTCTGATAATGCAATTTTAGAAATTAAATGTCCGAAGTCAACTACTTTTTTTAAATTGGTTGCTACAAATGAAATCGACACTAAATATTATGCACAAATGCAAATGCAAATGTTATGCACAAATAGAGATAAAGCCTATTTTTTTAATTATTTAGTTCACAATGGCACAGAATATTATCACGAAATTATAGTTGAACGTGATGAAGAAATGATTGAAAAAATTAAAGAACGTTTAAAAGAAGTAATAGAAATTAAATTAGAATATATTAACTTAATAAACAAAAATAAACAATGGAATTAATCGGTAAAATTAAAGTAATTAGTGATGTTCAAGAAGTAAGTGCATCATACAAAAAGAGAGAATTAGTTATAGCAACTAATGAACAATATATACAAACAATAATAATTGAATTTGCTCAAGATAAAACCGCTTTATTAGATTTTTATAATATTGGTGATGATGTTAAAGTTTCAATTAATGTAGGAGGTCGAGAGTGGGTTAATCCACAGGGCGAAACAAAATATTTTAACTCAATAAAAGGCTGGAAAATAGAGAAAATTAATTAAAAAAAATTAATCCGAATTGCTTTGTAGTTCGGATTTTTTTTGTAGTTTTGTGAAGTCGAAGCACTACCGACTTAAATTATAACGTTGCAATAGCAATGTAAATGAGAAACCCTCAACCGATAGTAGTGCATCGAGTTCGAGGGTTTTCTCTTTTATTTAATTATGCAATTAAGGACATATCAACAAAATCAACTTGAACAAATATTATTTAAGCTACCAAGCGTAAATAAATTATGCGTTCAATTATCAACAGGCGGAGGAAAAACCGTTATTTTTACCGAATTAACAAAACAACTAAATACCGATGTTTTAATTTTAGTGGATAGTGAAGACTTGGTTACTCAAACTTATAAAACTTTTTTAAAACAAGGAGTTGATGTAGCTACTTTTGAAAGCAAAAATAAAATATTCCCGAATAATAAAGTAGTGGTTTCGATGGCTCAAACTTTATTCAATAGGTTGCAAAAAAAAACTAATTTAATCGAACGCTTTAATTATCTTATAATCGATGAGGCACACGTTTGGATTTTTAACAAAATTTTTGATTACGTTATTGATTGCAAAATAATAGGTTTCACAGCAACCCCAGTTAGACTAAAAAGAACTAAATTTTATAAATGCAATGAATGTAATACCGAGTTACCATTCGTTCCAGAACTTGAAAAAGTTGAACACTGCGGTTATGAATTGAAAGTTTGGACTAAAGAAGAAACGATGTCCGATGTATATGATGATATTGTAGTAGGAGTTGGAATTGATTATTTAATCGAGAATGATTTTTTAGTTGATGAAGAATTATATTCAATTTCAGTAAATACCGAAAATTTAAAAACCGATAGTAGTGGAGAATTTACAGCCGAATCAATTGCTCAAACATACGAAAAAGAAGAAGTGCAAATTGATATTTTACATAATTACGAACAGCTTTGTTTAGGTAAAAAAACAATGATTTTCACAGCATCAACTAAAGTTAATCTTTTGATTTATGAAATGTTTAAAGAGAAAGGCTACAACGTAAAAATGTATGATTCTGTTAACAACCAAAAAAACGAAAGAAAACCTTTGATACGTTGGTTTGAAAATGAACGTGATGCAATACTATTAAACGTTTCTTGTTTCACTAAAGGGTTTGACGTTGACGATGTAGAAGCTATTATTATGGCACGACCCACCGCATCATTATCATTATTTATACAAATTGCTGGACGAGGTGCAAGATCTACTAAAAAGATATTTAAAGATAAATTTATTTTTATAGATGGTGGCGGAAATTCAGACCGCTTAGGAATGTGGTCTGACAAAACAAGGAATTGGGAAAAGATATTTTTTAACGGATTAAAACCTCCAAAACAATTAAAAGAAAGTTTGGACGATATTAATGAGTGCAAAAATTGTGGTTTTTTAAAAATGAAATCTGAAAAAAATTGTCCAAGTTGTAATTATGAAGAACCTATAATTGAAGTTGAAGAAAAGGAAGTTGAAATAGTTACAAATAAAATAACAGCAGTTAAAGTTAAACAAATATACCCAAGTGGCGAAAAGATTATAAAGTATGTTCAATCAATAAACGAGGATATTAATTTTGCTTTTAAAATATTAATTAATCAAACTTTTGATTTATTTGTAAAAAATAAAGTTACTTTTGGAAGCTATCAAAAATCCATTTTAAACGGACAATTTGACAAAAAAATTAATCGTATCTTAGGAGAACCATTTATTAAAATTTTCAATGGTTTGCCAAGTAAAAGCAATAGAACTTTAGTTTATTTAAAATCAAAACTTAAAGAAAAATTAAAACAATATTATGATAAAATTCAGTAAATACCCAACCGCAAAAAGTATTGATAAAATTGATATTGATATTCAAGATTATATCGATATGGTGCAAAAAGGAACTTACCAAGATTTGGTACTAAAAGCACGTTCGCTAAAAAACGATAAAGACGCTTATAATCAATGCAAAATAAAAGCACCCTGCATAACAGGTTCGGCAGTTATGAAAAATGGAAGTAAAACCGCTGATAATATAGAAGAGTTAAACGGATTAATTGTAATTGATATTGATGATGATGTGGATTTACAATTGCTTAATCAAATTAATTTAGACAAATATACAATGATGTCGCATCGGTCTTTTGGTGGCGATGGACTTTGTGTTTTCGTTAAAATAAACCCGAATAAGTTTTTAGAAAGTTTTAATGAACTTGCTCAATATTATTGGGACAATTTTAATGTAGCAATTGACCCGAGTTGCAAAAATAAAAATAGACTTAGATTTATATCATACGACCCTTATTTATTTTTAAATGAAAACTCTAAAAAGTTTATAGCAAAACAAGTAATTAAAAAAGAGAAAGTTCATAATTTCGTTTTCGTAAATGATGACTTTCAAACTATTTTATCACAAATTCAAGAAAAACAGATTGACCTTTGTCAAGATGATTACGACCGATATGTTAGAATAGGGTTTGGTATAGCTTCTAAATTTGGTGAAAGTGGTTTTACTTACTTTGATGCTATTTGTAAATATGGCTCAAAATATGATAGTTCAAAAATAGAAAAACATTATAAAAACTTCTGTAAAGGAAGTGGAGCAGTTTCAATATCTACTATTTACTATTATGCAAAAGAAGCTGGTTTAAAATTGTATTCTGAAAAAACAGAAACAATTATTAATAGGGTTTCTGTTGCTAAAAGTCAAGGCGAACCAACTATTGAAAGCATAAAAAAATCACTTGAAAAAATTAATAACATTACTGATGCTGATGACGAACTTATAAAGTTTTTAATAGAAAGTAAAAAAGATTATAAACAATTAGACGAAAATTTAACCGATTCTAAAAAATTGCAAAACTTTATTTTTGAAAATTATAATCCAGTAAAAGATACAATTACTAATGAAATTTTTATAAATGGTAAACTTTTAGACGACGTTAAATTGAACACTATTTACTTTGCTTGTAAAAATTATTTAGATTTCATTCCTACTAAGTCAGATGTTAGAGATATGATTAATAGTGAACATACTATTTTTTTTAATCCGTTAACTGAATTTTTTAAACAAAAGTTACACGAAAATTCAGAAAGCGTTATAGATGACTATATTAATTGTATAGAACCACGATCAAATTATAATAATTGGGTTTTTAAAAAGTGGATTGTTGGGTGCATTCATAATTGGTTAGCACCTATAAACGAGCCTAAAGTAAGCCCGTTAACTTTAGTTCTTTGCGGTCAAAAACAAGGAACTGGTAAAACGTCTTTTTTTAGAAACTTATTGCCTCCAGGTTTACAAAAATATTTAATAGAACACAAAATAGACGTAAAAGATAAAGATTCAATTTATAATTTAGTAAAAGGTTTATTAGTTTTAGATGACGAGTTTGGAGGACTTGCAACAAAGGACGTAAAAGACTTTAAAAAAGTAGCTGATACAAATATGGTGGACATTCGTTTACCTTATTCAAGTTATTATGCTAAATTAAAAAGACGTGCAAGTTTATGCGGAACAAGTAACGAAAGAGACGTTTTAAAAGACGTAACAGGAAATAGACGTATATTGCCTATCAATGTAGAGAAGATTGATTATAACCGCTTAATTTCATTAAATACTACTAACTTATGGTTAGAAGCGTATCAAATGTATAAAGATGGGTTTGATTGGAAAATATTTTCTAATGATGACGTTGAATTTTTAGAAAAAGAAACCACAAAGAATATAGAAAATATGCCAGTTGAAGACCTGTTTTTTGAAAATTTTTCTATTAAAAGAAATGAATTTTTTGAAGTTGAGGTTATTTTAAGTCAAGGACAAATTTTAAATTTTTTAAATGGTGTTGCAAATTTTGTGGTCACAAAATATGATGTTAAAGATATTATTGTTAAAAATAAACTTGAAAATAAAAGTTATACTAAATTTGGTAAAAGTATGAGAGGTTATTGCTTATATACTCAAAAAATAGATTAATAAAAATGTAATTTTTGTCATTCTTTGTCATTGATTTTGTCATTGGTTAATTATTTGATTTTTAAATATATAAACCTATAAATTACAAAATGACATAAAATATATGGTTTAAACTATATATAGTATTACATTATTTATTATTTATACATAAAATGAAATATATGATTTATATTTAAACTCTGTAAAAAATATTTTGTCATTTGTCATTTTTGGGTTAACTAACTAAAAAACAATAAATTAAAAATTACATTATGAATGAAAACATAATTCAACAACAAATTTTTATTTGGTTTTCAAATAATTACTGCTTAAAAATGCAGAAAAATCGATGTATGATATTTTCAGTACCAAATGATTCTATAAATGCAATTGAAACCAAACGAAAATTAAATACAGGACTTTTAAAAGGTGCAAGTGATTTAATTGTAATTTTGCCCAATAAGATATTATTTGTAGAAATTAAAACCGAGAAAGGAGTTCAGTCAGAAAATCAAAAAGACTTTCAAAATAGAATTGAAATATTAGGATATAATTATCACATCATAAGAAGTTTAGAGCAATTTCAAGAATTAATTAAAACAAACATAAAATGAAAAACCAACACGAACCGATGCTAAAAGCATTTGCGAGACAATTTTTAGAAAATTCAGAAACAAAACCAAATTTCAGTAACGATGCCTTTGTTGATGGAATGTTAATATTTAACACGGTTTTAATGGATAAACTATTTGATAATAATACCGATTTAAAACTAAAAGCAAAATGCAAAACAGCTGAGCAATGCGGAAAAGATTTGCGAGAACTAATAAAAAAATACACAGGATTAGATTCACACGAACTTGCTAAAAATTATGGAAAGTAAATATTTTAAAAATATTTGTATTTTTATTTGGTAGTTACAAAATAAGGGCGTATTTTTGTAAAAGAAATAAAACAAATAGAAAATATGGAATCATCATTAAACAGATTAATCACTTTTGGAGCAAATACAATAATGACAGTAGTAAGCGAAAAAATTGTAAATAATAAATCAAATGATTGTTATAGTTTAGTTACTTTAAAAGGCAAAAGAGGTGGTTTAAAACAAGGTAAAAGAAGATTTGACAACACTTATAGAATTTTATAATAAAAAATATACAGAAAATGAAAAAACCTAGTATTATTGATTTCAATTTTTGGAATCCGTTTAAAGATTATCAATTTAAAATTAATATTGCATTGAATATTATAAATAAAGATTGGCATAGTTCATTTTATTTTGAATTTTCTTTTATATGTTTCCAATTTGGAATTAATTTTAAATTATTGTATAATACAATTAAAAATTATTTAAAATTATAAATTCAGACCATGAAAAAATCAAGTCAATTATTTGAAAAAGTAGATTTAGAAATTTTAAAACTACAAAAAAGACTTATTCAAATAGAAAAACAATTAGATAAAAATAGAACGTCTGTTATTCAGGACGGTTGGCAAACTCAAAGGCACGCTAAAAAATCGAGAAAATGGGATTTTTTAGCAATTGAAAAAATGGAACTAATACAAAAATTAGAATTATGCAAAGACAATCAATAATAGTTTTCATTCAAGGCAATAGAATAGAAACATACGGAAACCTAAAAAAGTGCTGTGAGTTTGAAAAACTTAAATATCATACTTTAGCACGTTTAAAATTCCCAATTATGGTAAATGATATCGTGATACATAAAACGATGTTTAAATAGATACTAATGGGCAGTTTTTAAAAACTAAATTTTATGATAACATTAAATGAAAATAATGGTTTTTTTTTACAAGACGATTATTATACGAAAGAAGATATTTTAAATTTATACAGACTTCAAAAACAACTTTTAATAAACGAAAATTTAATTGCTAGTATTTCCGAATGTGCTAATATATGGCAAAGATATTCATCGGATTTGTGTGCAAGTTGGTTGTTTTTTCCTGAAAAAGATGAAGATATTTTAAAGCAAGTTTCAAGCAGTGATTTTTTTACAAATTATTACGATTATTCAGAAAATGATTGTAAACACCCGAAAGAACAAAGAACTTTCATAGGCTCTAATCTTTTGAGATGCGGAGTTTGTGGCGATGAATTTTCGTAATAATATCACATCAATAAATTGAATCAATGGAAAAGATTAACATAAACGGGTTTTATTTAAACCTTAATTTCGAGCCACAGCCCTCAAAGAATGGTAGTTTAATACGGTGGTGCGGAGTTGGTAAAGTAACAACCAAACCACAGATGTATATTGATAAAATATATAAAAGTCATTGGTATTATGAATTTAACTACATAGGCACTGAAAAATATGTAAAGTTTGAATTTGATTATTTTAATAAATTTGTTGGTATTATAAATTAAATTTGTAATTTTGATAAAAATTAAACAATGAAAGTAAAAGTAATTCAATCATATACCGATACGGAATTTAATAAAAATATGATAGTTGGCACAGAGTTTGAAGTATCAATTGAAAGAGCAAATAAACTAATAGCAAGAGGGTTTGTAATATCTTTAGAAGCTATTGTAGTTGAAAAACAAACACGTAATCGAAAAAAATAATGCTCGAAAAACTTGTAAAACATCAAGCGAAATTATTACAAGTCGCTTATAATTTTACAGGCGATTTAGATAGTGCAAATGATATATTGCAAGATGCGTACATTAAAATTCACGAAAGCGGGAAAAAGTATGAAGATGTAAACGATGCTTATATATATTTTACAATAAAATCGGTTTGGATCGACACAAAGAAAAAAAGCCTTACTAAAAATAGAATAGTATTAGTTGATGACTTTGCAGATATAATTCAAGAAAATGATAAACCTATTGAATTTGAAATTAAAAATTTAACCAAGTGGGAGCAACTTTTAATCGATGCTATTTTTGGTAAAGTAATTACTAATGAAAATAACGAAATTGTAAAAGTTATAAAAGGAACGAGTATATCAAATTTGTCAAAGAAAACAGGAATAGAATATTCTATTTTATATAGAGGTTTAAAAAAAATAAAACATAAGATATGGCTAAAGGATTAGGAGACGTAATAGCAAATGTAACTAAAGCAATTGGAATTGAACCTTGCGAGAGTTGTAATAAACGAAAAGATACTTTAAATAGATTATTCCCTTTTAGCAAACCATCGGAGCTTACAAAGTCAGAAATTAAGTTTTTAAAAGATTTATTTGAATGGTATAATGGTTTACCAATACCAATTGATAAAGTTAAAGATATTGAGAAAGCCGAGAAAATATGGTTAAGAGTTTTTAATATTAAAACTGAAAGTTGCAAAACCTGCGGTTCACAATATCAAACAGCATTTTTAAAAGATTTACGAAAATTATATGAATCAAATAATTAAATTATGAAAAAACTATTTTTAGCACTTTTGACCATTCCATTAATGGCGGTGCAATGTTCAGAAGATACTCCAACAGGCGACTGCAATTGCGAACGAGTTGAGTATAAATACGATGTTATTGGTTGGACTTCAAATATCGAGCCTATTTGGGGTTATAAAGAAATTAAAAGAACACCAACGGATTTTAATTGTGAAAGCGAAACAGCAACTTACCAGCCTATTACGGGATCGTATTATTTTAAAATAGAATGCAACTAATTGAATAATCAATTTTTTTCAAATGGAAAAGGAACGAGGCGGAGCAAGAGAGGGGGCAGGACGCAAAAGCAAGGCAGAAGAGCAAAGTTTAATCGAGAAGTTAACCCCATTAGAGCCTATTGCATTTAATGCACTTACAGAGGCTTTAAATGATGGCAAAGATTGGGCAGTTAAATTATATTTTAATTATATGTTTGGTATGCCAAAACAAACTATTGACCAAAATAGCAATGTTAATTTAAGTAATTTCGATATAAAAGATATTATAAAATTTAAAGAGTGATAACTTTAAATAAAAAATATGAATGTTTATTTAAGAATGATACTCGATACTTTATAATTACAGGCGGTCGTGGGAGTTCAAAATCATTCGGGGTTGGCACTTTTGTCAACCTTTTGTCGTTTGAGGTCGGACATAAAATACTATTCACTCGTCAAACAATGACCTCAGCTCATTTGTCAATTATTCCTGAGTTTCAAGAAAAGATTGACTTAATGAATTTAAACCATTTCTTTGAGGTTAATAAGTCAGAAATAAAGAATAAGCAATCCAATAGCGAAATAATATTTAGGGGAATTAAAACAAGTAGCGGTGACCAGACCGCAAATCTAAAATCTTTGCAGGGCGTTACAACTTGGGTACTTGACGAAGCAGAAGAGTTGACGGACGAAAGTACCTTTGATAAAATTAACCTATCAATAAGACAAA